TAAGAACAGAGCCAGTTGCAACGTCTGCCAATCGGGATAGAGCTGTAGTAGTTGAAGCATAAAGAACATCTCCGATTGTGTAGGATGACTGCCCTGTGCCGCCATTAGCCGCTACAAGTGTTCCGGCTACTGTAACAACACCCGCCTGTGCAGATGATGGCGTAAGGCCAGTGGATCCGAAGCTAATGCTATCAACACCTGCAGTTACAGGAATTGTAGCTTGCCATGCTGGAGCGCCACCAGCGCTTGCCACAAGAACATAGTTAGTTCCTGCGGGCGGCGTTACAACACCTATAGGATTGGTGCCATTACCGAATAAAAGTGCATACTGAGTGAATGTCGTGTCACCTGTACCGCCAACACTGACTGTGAACGGAAGATTCCCACCCAATCCTGCTGCCAAAGACGCAATCTGCCCCGTTGTAATTTGTACGGACGCGCTGGATTGAACGCCAAGCAGAGGCTCAGTGCCATTGAGTGCCGTTACCGTGGGAAGATTTGTGATGGTAGTATTTGCCATTTCTTAAACCCCAGTAAGCGGTATTTGAGCATAATTGTAAGGAAGGCCAGCAAGCCCTGTAACCATCAATGTTGTGCCCTGCAATAATCCAGATGCAGGAACCGCCGCATTAACCTGATATGTAAAGGCAATCGCTGAAGTAACTGTAACGGAATAGAACCCGTTTGCCAAATTATTTGATAGACCTTCAACGGCAATTTGATCATTTGTAGCAAGGCCATGCGGAGATGAAAACGTCACTGTTATTGTGCTTGTGCCAAAGGATGAAACAGACAATGGATTCAGCACAACATCATAAGAGACATTGTTAATTAACGGCATGATTGCGCCCTGAGCCAATCCATTGGGCTTTCCAAGCACTTGCGTTGTTACTTGAGTCACGCCATCTTCCAGCACAATCGTTGTGGTCGATGGAATTGGAATGCCAGTTGTGGGATCATAAACTGTTGGCGCGGAAATAACCACGTCATCCGTTGCCGCCGCAACATAATCCTGAATGCGGGGATTTTGAATTGGCACAGGATCGGCTGGGACAATGATTGCGCGGGCTTGATTTTGCGGAACGTCATTGCAAGGGTTACATACAAGAATGCGCTTGTTGATCAAGCCAGCCCCTGCGTAGTCGAATTGCCATTGGAGGCGCACATGATTGTAGAGCATACCGCAGCGGTCGCAAATACCAAAGGCTTGCGGGTTGCGCGAACTGACACTTGCTCTACCGTGTGGCCTCATCTAAAATACCCCTGCACTTGGGGGGAGATGTATTGTTGTGCTTGTTCAATGTTTTGCATTGCAGCAATTTCATAAGATTCATCAGCCATTGGCTTAAGAATTTGCAACTTGGCGGGATTCCAGATAGTTGCAAGCCGCACAGCAAGCGCGTATGCAAATGCCTCCATCCACAAATACGGTATCTCAACCGTCTGCCCGTTGGTCAAATTGCTGTCCTGAATCTGGCGAACGCGGTAATAGCTTAGTGTCTGTGCGCTTGTGCCATCAGGAACAGGCCAGATATAAAGTGACGGGCCGGTTGAGCCCGTTGATCTGTCTGAACTGATAAGACGGTCAAACCAGAACACAGTCGGAAAGCCCTGCTGCTCTTTGTTTGGATATGAGGCATATTCTGTGCGGCTCACTGGCAGGATTATTCGGTCAATAGGCTGTGAAGATGTACCATTATTGATGGTAACATAAGCATCCAGCACCATAACCGTGTTATCCGGCACAACATATTGAGTTTGGCCTTGAACCAGCGTTACAGTTTGTAAATCAACAGCCCACAGATTGACGCCCTGATTGCTCCAGCGGGACAACAGCATGTTTGTTGCCATACGAGCCGCTTCCATGTGCTCTTGGGCGAGTGACGTGTTTCTGATGTCGCATAGATTGTATGCGTACAAAACAAGTTCGCCAAGCGAAGGATTGTAGGAGTAAGAGCCGCTGCTTGTCATCAGGACATTGCCTCTTGGCCAATCAGGGATGCGCCAACATTGCCAGAAAAGCCCGAAGGCGTTGTAATGGCCACTGTTAGAATGTCGGGGGCGTTGCCCTGAACGGTTGTGTAAAGCGGGAAAAAGTTGGTTAAGTCAAAATTTTGCAACCCGCCAGAAGGAAGCGGGGTATTGTAAACCACCTCTCCGCCCGTAAGTGCCGTTGCCGAAATATCGCGCTCAACAAAGCTATTGAGCGAGCCAAGTGAGTACATGGTGGCAAAAGACGCGCCAGTCAGTGCAACAGGGGAATAAAATGTTGATGCAATCAATTCCAAGGTGCAATTTGCCGATGAATAAATTGACAAAAGCTGCGGAAGGATTTGACCACGATCAATTTCACCAATGATGTAGTTTCCGCTCGTTGCCGGAGGAACAAGCATTGGATTAGAACCAACAACGTTGTCCGCAACATACAGCGCCGTGGCGGTGTTGTAAGAAATGCGCCCAATGCCACCCTCGCCCTGTGTGTAAACGGGCGAGCCAGTCACAGACCCTGTAGTAATGGTCGAACCTGTGATTGTGAATGACGTACCAGAGCCAATAGCTGTAACCTGAAAAGTGCCGTTAAGCGTGGTGTTTCCAGTTGCGCCGGAAATGGTAATGTAACGACCAATGGTCATGTAGTTGGCGGCAGATGTGTTGATAACCGCAGAACCTGCGCTGGCTGTTACGCTTGAAATTGCAACAGACGATCCGCGAGAAAACACATATTTTCCAGCCCATTGTCCAACTGTCCATGTGGCTCCCGATGCTGTAATGACCGTTCCTGCCAAATATAGAGTGCTAGAAGCAAGCGTTTGGCTATTGTTCACTGTCCATGTTGATCCGCTTCCGCTCAAAATAACTGTGCCGGGCAGAACGCCATTGCCATTGATGGTTTGGCCAATAGCAACGGTTCCTGATGTAACGGATCCTACCGTCAACGTTGTGCCTGAAATGGTGGATGTTGCAATAACAGCAACAGAAGATGAAACACCGGTTATTGCCGCGCCTCCGCTTGGCAACGTGCCATTTAACCCAGAATATGCCGAGTCAACACCGTATTCCAGCGTTCCCATTGCGCGATAGCGAATAGAAAGTAACGGATAGCGAGTTGCGGACGATCCCGGAGCACGTGTTGGCGTTCCTGCAGCCATACCATAACCGTATGTAAAACCGCGTTGTGTGTCAATTTTGCCTTTTGCCAGCACCGATACACCAAAATGCTGCATGGTGTAGGGGGAAGATCCTGTGGCGATTGCTCCAATATTGCGCAGCTCGTAGCGCACAGGAACGTTACCTGTGCGCGACCACGGCGTGACCTGACCAGTTTTATTGCCAATGCCGACCTGATGCAAAACATACGGCTCGCCATTGATCATTACACCCCAGCGAAGCAAACCAGCGCCATACCACGCGAACTCAATCCAGATCATCTGAATGTTATTCCAATTTATGGAAGACTTGATGCCTTGCGGATCGAGCCATTGGTCTGATGTGATGCGCGTATCTGTTGGAACGCCGTTTACGTCGGAGCGGTAAGCAACCCCCATGCCTGTGGGATTATTGGCAGTTGGATCGCTCTGCTCAAAGAAAATGCCGTTGCCGTCATCAAAAAAACCAACGCGCTGACGCTGATTTGTATAAGGCGTTCCAAACAGAAAACCAGACGACATGTAAATTGTTTTGCCGGGCTGGTACCGAATGTAAGGACGTGTTTGACGCATCGCGATGTCGCCAGATGCCGCTGTGACAGACATCTGCACGCCGCCAATGGACGACTGTTGATACACCAAGCCGCCGCCTGACGTATACTGCTCCCAGCGCATTGGTTGGGTGCCGTATTCAAAGTCAGCTTCAAACAAATTTTGAACTTCGGACACTTCAGTGCGTCCAAGATTATCGCGCAAACGCGAAGGGTACTCAGTTTGGAGCGCCTGATCGGTAGAAGAGGCGGAAAAGCTCAAGCCGGACATGATTATTTTCTCCGATTAGTATGGCGCGACGCCAAATTGGGTAAATGTGGCCGTAACAGACCCAGTCCCGCTGGTAATTGTCACACGGGCAAAGGCCGGAGAATACTGATAGCTGCTCTGAACCGTCGATGTTGCGTTTACGGCTGCCGCATCGGATGAGTTCAACCAGTTTACAGAATATGGCGCAACTGGGTTGGTTGGGCTGTTTGGATCCTGCAAAGTTTGCTGAAGCGAATATGTTACAGTGCCGCTTACAGTGCATTGAATGGACGTTTGGGACAGCGAATAGTCATCAAAACGCACCCAAGGGCTTGAGGCAACGTTATTTGTGCCAACGGTGATAGACGCCGCAGCGGCGTTCGCAAGTTTGATTGATGTGACGGTGGCAAAATCAAGGTTTGAATAAAATGACGTGGCATTTGCGCCCGTCAAAACTTCCATTTGAGGCATTCCGCTGGCATTTGTCCCAACAAGAGTAAACGTATTTGCGCTTTCATTGCCGGTTGGCGTGAACAGAATGCGCCGAGGCGTGTCAAGCGTTCCGTTTGTAATTGTAACTGATGTGGCAGATGAGGCAGCAGAACCAATGCCGCTTGCGTTTGCCGCAGCCAATGGGCCGACTTGTACTGTAATTGGACGCATTATTTGCCTCTTTTCTTAGCGACTGCAGCATTGTCTACCAGGTTCGGATAAGGACGCCCTGCCGCGCGCGTTCGCGCTTTTGCAAAGCTTTCCTGTTTTTTTGAAAGATGTTTCGTGTGGTGCTCCTTGAGCAAATCTTTATCCCAAAAAGGCTTATCTGCCATTTCAACAACCCCATTTTTTAAGTGATTTGTTAATCCTGCTATCAGGATCGGCTGCGGCGGCTGCACCAGTGAGCTTGCGCTTCATACCAGTCATTCGCTCGCAAAATGATTTGTGTCGAGGGTTATCGGAATCTTTTGTGGGGGCTTTTAAATTGTGGCCTTCAGCACGAGCAGATTGCCTGCCCTTTTCATTTAAGCCACCAGTGGGAGACTTTCCCTCAGATCGTGTCCATGCTGCGGTCATTAAAGCCTCCAAATGGTAAAGAGGGGAGCCGAAGCTCCCCGCTTGATATTAGTCGATTTCTTTTTCATGGCGGCCTTTAGGCTCCATGCCGTGATGTGCAGACGAAAGCGGGTTCATGTTTGAACCAGCGCGTCCACCGGACTTGCGAGGCTTGCGGTCTGCGCGATGCTCAGACTTGTGGCCTTCAGCGTGACCAAGATGAATCTTCTTCTTCTTGGCTTTGCCGCCGCGCTTATGCTCTTCTGCCTCATGGACTACATGCGAGCCTGCGCCAGCATATACTTCCTTTGGGGCTTCGTCATGATCCATAACGCCCTCAATACCTTCGCCAGCCTTGCCGCCCTTTGCATGGGCAGCGCGGGGGTGATGGTGATGTACGCCCTTGTGAACAACGCCATGATGGCCGTGTTCTGCGTGATGATGTGCTTTATGACCCTTCATAATAGGTCTCCTTACGAGGCGAGGTTGATGCCCTGAACGTAAATCACAGTCAATGTGCCTACGCCAGAGCCAGTATTGGTGGAAGTAACAAGAAGCTGCACATCAGTTGGGCCACCCGTTTGGAAAGTGGCGTTGCTGATATTGTCCCAGTTTGCAATCTGTGCGGTTGCAGTGCCAGGAACAATCGTGATCAACCCTTTTGTGCCGCCAGCGACAGCGCCAGCAGTTGTAAAGGCGGTCGCAGCAGATGTGCCCGCTGTTGCACCAATACCGAGAGTGGTAGAACTACCAGTCCAAGCCGTAGTAACCATCAGATACATGCCGATGATCTGGCTTTGAGCAGGAAGCGTAATTGATGTCAGACCACTGGCCTGAGTGATTGGCTCGCTCTGAGACATCACTACATAGCCAATATTCTGCGTACCAATCGAACCACCAAGCGCGGCAAGGTTGCCTGTTCCGTCACTGGTAAGAACGTTACCAGCGAAGATTGGCCCCGTGAAGGCAACTCCAGGCTGTACTGGGCTGTTATTCGGATTGGGATAAAACCCAGGCTGTATGTCGTTTATGGTCGTAGCCATGACTTATTCCTTTTTACGAGGTTGGGAATGAGCCATAAATTGCGCGCCAGTTATAATAACCGAAGCTGTAGCGCTCATAGCCCTTGACCAGCAAGTTGTCAGTGTGGAAATCAACCTGAAGGTCGGTCTCGAACTTAATGCGTTCCATATACGACAGACCGTCGATGTTGGTCAGCAAGAACCAAGCATATGCAGATGTCAAGAAGTCGTTGCTCATATAACCATCTGGCAAGCCGCCGGCGGTGGTCAAAATAGCGTTGACATCATTATCTGCGGTGCCTGGGCGCAATTCAGTCTTGGTCAAACGAATTGCAACTGGCTCAAGAGCCGGAGGAATAATTAATTTGCGGCCACGAGCGAAGATTTTCAGACCAGCCTGATCGCGGAAGTTTGTACGAATGGCAACCATTGCATTTAGCAGGGTAGCTTCGTTCAAATCAACCTGAGTGGTTGGAGTGTTGGCAATCGTTCCACCATCAATCGGATGGTTGGTCGCGCAAAGTGCTACGCCATCGCCGTTGACTGCGGTGTTGTAGGTGCTTGCGGTGTTCAGGATCGAAGCGCCGTAGATTTCCTTGGTCTGATGGAAAGATTCCATAAGGCCGAGGTTCGAGGGCGTAAACTGGGTCTTGTAAAGGTTATCGTCAATCGCCTTGCGGGTGATGGCATAACCAAGACCAATTTCACTGTGTTCCTGATTGTAGATGTAACGTTCACCAGCGCCGTTATCGAAAGCAGTCTGGCCGCCTTCGCTCTTAAGCTGAGCAAGACCGAGGTAGCGAATTTCTGCGGTACGTTCGAAAGCCATCTTAGAGTCGTGCTTAGTGAAAATTTTGTCATACTGAGAAGGAATCTGCTCGTATTTGCCTTCAACCCCACGCAAGCCTGGGAGGAGAAGGTCTTTAATTGCTGAAAGATTTACAGCCATAGTCCTATACTCCTATTAGATGCCAGCAAGAGCGCGCTGCATTGAGTTATTAAACCCAACAACGATCTTGTTGTATGCTGTGGTGGAATCATTGCCGTTTACGGAAGCAAGTGGGCTGGTAGCACCAGGCACATAGTTCGCAAGAGCAATAATGCGGAAAGGCAAATAGTTGTTGGAAGCAGAACCAGCGCCTGAGTTTGCAATCAGCGAGTACTGATCAGCAAAGAAAGTCGATAGACCATTGGCAGTGTTGCCGTTAGTTTCACCAGTTGCTGTGTAGTCGTTGTAGTTGAACGAGATGTTCTGACCAACGTTTGCAAGACCAACTGCGGTGGCAGTGGTGTTGGAGTTTGCAGTTTGCACAATGAACTGAGCATTTGGATCAGTAACAACATATGCAGTCACGTCGCCGTTGGAGCCAGAGCCAGGCCAGTAGTTGTTAAAGTTCGGATACTTGATTGCTGTACCAAGGTACTTGCAGCCAACGAACACACCAGCGATTGGCACATACACGGTAACAGTACCAGAAGCGGTCGAAGTGGCGCTTGGGGTCTGTGGGCCGTAGGAAGCGCACACAGCAGTCGTGGTAGAAGCCGAAGTCACCTGATAGGTGCCGTTCAGGTTTACGCCAGATGCAGTGGTTGAGCCAGTGATGGTGATGACCGAGCCAACTGGGGGTGCCCACGAAGAAGGTAAGTTACCAGAGGTCGATGTGCCAGCCGAGAAAGTCACGGTCAGCGTACCAGCGGCGCTGGTAGTGAGGGCGGTTGCAGCAACAGTCAAAGTGACTGGGCCGTAAGCCTGAGTGATGTAGCCAGTGCCTATACCAGTGGTATTGGTTGCCTGTACTACGGGATCACCGAAGAAAATTGGAGTCGTATTGCCGGAAGCGATAGCAAGCTGAGTCTGCTCGTAAGTTGG